GTTGGAGCCCGACTGCGGCTCAGCAATGGATTCGGCGCGCCGGCTCGCGTTCGACCGACGCATGGAAACAATTGACGGTCACTTGGTCGTCACGGATTGCAACATCTCGAAAGCGAACGTATGCCCGTACATGGGCAGCGAGATTCCCGGCGCAGAAGCTCTCGGCCTCGACCCCGCGAAAATCTACATGCTGTATCGAGACAGCGCGGAAATTGAGGCGGCCATCAAGACATACGAGCGCGTGCCGCTCATGTCGCAACACATCGCTGTGAGCGCGGACGACCCGCAAAAGTATTTCATCGTCGGCACCGTGAGCAACGTTCGGTTCTCCTACCCATACCTAAAAGCGGACCTCACGCTATGGGACCGCGAAGGTATCGAGGCAGTCGAGAGCGGCCGGCAAAAAGAGTTGAGTTGCGGCTATCGCTATGTGCCTGACATGACCGCGGGAACCTCTCCCGATGGCGTCAAGTATGACGGTCGCATGACTCAAATCGTGGCTAATCACGTAGCCCTCGTTGAGGCTGGCCGTGCGGGTCCCGATGTGATGGTTGCCGATGGACAGTTGACATTGCTACGGGCCAAGCGCTAATCTCACGGCTCAGTCGTTTTACATAACCCGACACGGACACGAACTATGAAACTCTCTGCCATCGCCGCCGGCCTCAAAGCAGCCGGATTGCTCGCCACCGACGCCAGCGACCCCAAGGTTATTTCCGCGCTCGCCACGATGCTCGCCACCGACAAAAAGGGCAAGGACGACAACAGCGGCCTCGGCCCGAAAGAGTTGGAACAAAAGGACAAGGCGAAGGACAAGAAAGGCAAGGACGCGGCCGGCGAGGGTGACAACCCGCGCGGTGAGGACGAGGACATGCCCGAGGGTATGGATGCCAAAGCGTGGGACGCCATGAGCGATGAGGAAAAGAAAGACGCCAAGGATAAGGCGCGTGACTCCAAGGACAAGGACGACCCGGAAGGCACCAACGATGCCGACGTGGACGTGCAGCCGAAAGAATCCGTGACGGGCGCGAGCAAGTCCGGTCAAGCCGGTGCCGAACCTGCCAAGGACAAGAAAGCGACGGACGCCGCCATCAAGGTCGCGCTCGATGCTCGTGATGCTCTGCATACCGCACGGCGCGATGTTGAGACCACGATTGGCGCGGTTCAGTATGACACCGCCGCGGAAGTGTACAAGGCTGCGCTCGTCAAGCTCGGCGTCAGTGTGGACGGGGTTGACCCTTCGGCGTATGGAACAATTTTCAAGCTCGCTCGCGACAAAGCGACGGCATCGACTCCCGTGATTGCTTCCGATGCGGCGGTTGTCGCCGGCATGCAAGCAGTCATTCCCGGCTACGGCCGGCTCAAATAAGTTTCGATCAACGACAGACAGCAGCACAGGACACACGACAATGCCGTTTCCCAATAAAGTGAACCGCCTTCAAGCTCCCGGCGTCAAGGGCGATTTTGCCTCGCTCAATCCGTATTCCAGCATCGTCGCCGGTCCCGGCGCGCTCGTCGCACCCGAGGGCGGATTGCTCGTCGGTAACTTCGCGTGGGTTGGTCCGGCCGGTCAGGTTTCGCAATCCTTTGTGAGCGGATACCAACTCGGTTTCTGCCAGCGTAGTGAACAGGCGCTCATCACCGAATTTCTCGGCGAGAGCACGCTGTTGATTCCGGCGGGTTTCATGGTCACGCTCATCAATGGCGGTGACTTGTGGGCCGAGTTTGCGACTGGCGCAACCCCCGGCATGAAAGTTTACGCGGACCCGAATGACGGGGCACCGATTGCAGCGAACTCCACGCCGACACTCGGCACCGTCACTGCGGTCGGCGGATTCACGGGAACCGGCACGGCGTCAGTAGTCGCCGGCACGACCTTGACCATTACGGCAGATACCGCCGGGCTCTTACTGCCAGGCGACGTAATCAGCGCGTCGAACATTCCGAGTGGCACGACCATTGTGCAACAGCTTACCGTCACGGCTGGTTACGGCTACGGCTCGCGCGGCACATACGAAATGTCCGCTGCGGCTACCGGGACCCTCGCGGGTGCCGTTACCAGCACGAGCGGTTACATGGTTGTGACCGCGGTTGCGGATGGTTCGTTGAATTTCGGCGACGCCGTGAGCGGATCGAGTGTTGCGGCAGGTACGGTGATTGGATTGCAGAACGCCGGATTCTCGGGCACTGCAACCGCAGTCACGAGCGGAACCGGCCTCACCGTCAACAGCGTCAACTCGGAATCCGGCCCGTTGCTTATCGGCGCGGTCGTGAGTTCCAATGGCGTGACCGTAGGTACGATTGCCTCGCAGACGAGCGGAACCCCGGGTGGAATTGGCGTGTATGTGTTGAGCGCGGATGCCGCCATCAACATCACCGCAGCCCCCGTTGTGGACAATTCTGTACAGGGTGGAATCGGCATTTACGCGGTTGAACCTGCCGGGCAGAATTTCGCATCAACGACCGTGACAGTTGCAGGCACGGCGCAGCTTACGAACTTCACCGTTACTGGGACCTATACGGCCGGAAACAACGAGATTGCCAAGATTTCGGCGACCGCGGTTTAATCGAGTAGCAGAATCAGAGACACAGGAAACACGACTATGAAGCGCATTGCATTCGACCACGCCGACGCAGCCCGCCGCTACGGCATCCATTTCATGGCCGGCATTCAGGCCGAAGCCTCGGGCATGCAGTTGTTCGACCGCAGCTTGGCGCTCGACGCTCAGCCGCAGTTGGTGACGCAGGCGAACGCGGGCGTGCCCTCGCTGTTCACGACCTACGTTGACCCCGCGCAAATCGAGGTTTTGGTGAGCCCCACTAAGGCCGCGGTACTGTACGGTGAGACCAAGTACGGAACTTGGGTCGTCGATACCAGCATGTTCCCCGTTGTGGAACGTACCGGCGAAACCGAGTCGTATGGCGACTACTCGCAGGGCGGAATGGCGAACTCGAACGAGAATTGGGTTTCTCGTCAGAGCTACCATTTCCAAGTCAACACCCGTTGGGGTCAGCGTGAGTTGGAGCGCGCCGCCGAGGCTCGCATTGACCGCGCCGCGAACATCAACAAGGCGTCTGCCCTCGCCATCACCAAGTTCCAAAACCTGTCGTACTTGTACGGCATCTCGAACTTGCAATGCTACGGCGGCACGAATGACCCGGCGCTGCCGGCGCCGATTGCCCCGACCTCCTCGTGGTTTGGTGCTGATGCGACCGTGATTTACGGTGACGTTCTGCGTCTCGTGCAACAGATGATTGCGCAGGGCGATGGGTTGGTGGACGCGGAAACCAAGTTCAATCTCGGCATCTCGCCGGGCAACGTCACGAATTTCAACAACACGAACCAGTACAACGTCAACGTGTACACGCAGATAAAGACGAATTTCCCCAACCTGTCCATCGTGACAATCCCCGAGTTCGCCATCAACGGCGGCGGGGGCGAGGGCGGAACGGAACTCGTGCAGTTGATTGCGCCCATGGTTGAGGGTCAAGAAACGGTCGTGTCCGCTTTCACCGAGAAAATGCGCGCGCACGCCGTCGTCACCAAGTCGTCCTCGTGGGAGCAGAAAAAGTCTGCCGGCACGTGGGGGACCATCATCAAGTATCCGGCGTTCATCGCCACGATGCTCGGCGAATAAGGCGACCTCAGCATGTCCGCGCCGTCACAAGGCGCGCAAGGCGCCCTCATGGGAAACTATGAGGGCGCTTTTGCTTCATGGCCCATTGCGCAGAACCTTGAAGCTCGCGCCCCCTTTCGCTCTGTCAATGCCGGCGTTCATGCGTGGACGAGCGACTCGGCCGCGGGTGGCGTCCTGCAAGGGCGGTTCGCGTGGGGCGACCCATCGACGGGAACCACTCAGAACATCCGCGTAACCGCACAGGATGCCCAAGGCATCGTCATTCCCTTCCGCTCGCTCAATGGGGCCAATGGCGGCGTCGTGGGCGGCCCGAAGTATCTGGCGGGCTGGCAGGCATCCTACACATGGGAGTTCTACGACCCAACCGCGACGCCTTGGCCGTTCGGCGGTCTGCGGGTCCGGCCGGGCCTTGTGGTCACGATGCACGACCGCGGGAATTTCTGGCTACGGTTTGCCGGGGGCGGCATAGCGGGCAACACCGTGTATGCCTCACTCGTGGATGGCTCGGCCGTCTCGGGGCTTCCCACTGCGCCGCCGGCCAATTGCGAGGCGACACCGTTCCTCGTGTGCTATAACATAATGCCGGGGCAGCTTGGCATTGTGTCGAGTGCCGCGTTTTTTACACCATAGGAGTTGAGTCATGGCGAATGTTGAAACAGTAGCAGTGGGGTGCAAGCTCCCCAATGGAATCAAGCTCGAAATCGGATTGCAAAAGGCCGTTGTCGGCAGCGCCCCTGCGAAGGGGGAGCACTACCAAATGTTCACCCTCAAGGGTTGGAACTCGAATGGCGGCCCGATCAATCTACAGAATCCGGCGCCGAACAAATTGAAGCCACAGGCATACATCAATTTCAATGTGCCGAAAGCGTTTTGGGAACAGTGGTGCGCCGAGCATCCTAAGTCATGGCTGTTGCGCAATGAAGTTTTGTTCGCGGCTAAGTCGCACGCGGACGCGGCCACGCGCAAGAACGATTCGGTGGGAACGCCGGTCATTCTTGGACCCATCGACAAGGACCGCAAAGTCAAGGTCAAGTCCGAGGGCGCCGACGCTGGCGTGCTCGAAACCCGCACCGACGAGTAAGGAACGACGATGCCCGTAATTCCATGTGCTCCGCAGACCTTCACGCCGGGAATCGTGCAATTCTCTGCGCCTGAGTTTCTTGCGACGTACCCGGAATTTACGGGCATCAATCCTATCTCGCTCGCCAATGATTTCACAGGGGCAACGTTCCTCCTCAACAACACGTGTTTCTCGCGAGTGCAGGACGGCAACCAACGCATGTTCTTGCTCTACTTGCTGACGGCGCACCTTGCGACAATTCACCAGGGCATCAACGATGCCGGCGTGGGCTCGCCCGCTGCGTCATTCGTGGCAAGTGTGACCGCTGGTGTCATGAACGTGACCGCCATCAATCCGGGCTCGCAAATCCCGTTGAGCGTCGGCCTGTCGCTCTACGATGGCCCGAGCATCGGCAGTTCGTTGCTCATCGTTGGCTCTGCCATTGCGAGTCTCGGCAGCGGAACCGGCGGAATTGGTACATATAACATTGCTCCGTCGCAGACGGTTGCGTCTGAGACCATCATTGTACCGGGCGTGCCGCTCGTCACGCCACCGCTAGGCATCGTCGGTCGCATCAACAATGCGAGCGAAGGCGACGTGTCCGTGTCGTCCGAGTGGAGCGCGCCGCCGAATGCAAACGCCGCGTATTTTCTACAGACCAAGTACGGCGCGGACTATTGGACAATGACCGCTCGATACCGCACGGCAATTTTTGTACCGGCGCCTGCGCGAGCGTACAACCCGCTCATCGGTCTCGGCCCCGGCCCTTGGGGTGGCGGGTCCGGTCCGTGGGGCGGTGGCGGTCGTGGCTGCTAACGTCAAGGTCGTTGGCGGCAAAAAACTGACACTCGCGCTCGCCTCGATTGAGAAAAAAGTCACAAATGCCGGCGTGCTCCGCGTGGGTTTCCTTGAGGGCTCGCGCTACCCGCCGCGGACGAATGCGCGCTTTCTCAAAGCTGTCGGCAGTAACGCGACGCCGAAATTGCAACCGCCGTTGCCTATCGCGCAGGCTGCATTCTGGAATGAGTACGGCACTGCGACCGCGCCCGCGCGACCGTTTTTCCGAACGACCATTGCGAAGCAATCCAAGACATGGGCCGACGTGCTCGCCGCTGCGCTTAAGACAACCGATTATGATGGGCAGGCATCGTTGGCTATACTTGGTGAGGACATGGTTGGCGACGTGCAGCGGGCGATAGCTACGTGGAGCGCGCCGCCGAACTCTGAATTTACAATCAAGGTCAAGGGCTTCGATAAGCCGTTGGTCGATAGCGGCGATATGCAGGACGCCGTGGCATTCGAGGTCAAGAAATGAACCTACACGGCATAGTACGCGGCGCAATCAACTCGGTGAACCCGGACCGCACGGCGTTGTACCTCAAGAGCATTGGCGCCACGAGTAATTCGGATTTCACGCAGACCGCGGCCTACGCGCCGGGCGTCACCGTCCGCATTCAAATTCAGCCGCTCGACAAAGAGGGCTTGCGCCAGATTGAGCGACTGAACATGACGGGCGTGTTTCGCACCGTGTACATGTTTGGCAACACACAGGGTATCGTGCGCGTGCAGGCGAAGGGTGGAGACCTCTTGCAGTTCCGAACCTTCCAAGGCGAGCCCGTGCAAAACTGGAAAGTGGTTGAGCCCGCCGGCCCGTGGAATGTCGAGAACGGCGGTTGGACAAAGCTAATTGTTGTCCTGCAAACCGACACGCCCAAGCCCGGGGTCAACGTATGAGCGCGCCCACTCCGCAAGCTGTGCTCGCCAATGGCATCAAAGCCGTGTACACCGCACTCGGCAATTTCATTGTCACGCAACTCGGTCTATCGACGAATCCGCCGCAAGTCATCCAAGGCTATCCCAATCGAACGTCGATGCCGGATACTCTGCCGCTCGTCGGTGAGGGCTACCCGCAAGGCTTCGTCGTGATAACCGCCATGACGAAAAAGCGCTTGCGCACGAACGTCGATGTGACGCCGGACGTTGATGACCCAAGCTCACAGACTGAGGAGATGGGACAAAAGCTCGATATGCAATTGGACGTGTACGGGCCGAACGCGAGCGATTGGGCGGACATCCTTGTGACCTTGCTGCGCGATGATGTTTCCTATCGCGCGCTCGTGCCTGCCTGCGCGCCGCTGTACGCGGATGACCCTATCCGGGCGCCGCTCACCAACGCGGAACAGCAATACGAGGACCGTTGGATTATCACTGCCCGGCTGCAATATAACCCGGTCGTGACCACGCCTCAGCAGTACGCCGATACAGTCGGTCCCGTGAACATGTACGACGCGGCGCCCGCCAACCCACCGCCGGATGGTTTCGCGCCGGAACTGCCCTAGTTGTGATTTAGGACGGGTCGGGCTATGATCCGGTTTGACATATTCTCGAACCTCGAAGGGTTAACCCAATGACGGCATCCATTCCGGCCTCGGCCCTCGCAAATGTAATCCCCGGCGTCCTTGGCGCGGGGGGAAATCCGCTTTCGCTCAACTCCGTTTATCTGACCTCTGACCCGTCGATACCGATTGGCGCGGCACAGGGATTCCCGAGTGCGGTGGCGGTGGCCGATTGGTTCGGCCCGAATGCGCCCGAGACGGTGCTTGCCAACGTCTATTTCGCGGGGTTCACCAATTGCACGGCGTTGCCTAGCACCCTGTATTTCGTTCAGTTCAACAGCGCGGCGGTTGCCGCGTACTTGCGGGGTGGCTCGGTGGCCGCTCTCTCGCTTGCACAGTTGCAGGCGTTTTCCGGTACGCTCACCATTACCATCAACGGACAGCCGAACGTTTCGAGCGCCATCAATCTCTCAGGCGCAACCTCATTCACCAATGCGGCAGCACTCATTCAAGCCGGGTTGCAATCGACCACTGCGGTATTTAGCGGCACGGGCTCGCAGACCGCGGCCGTTGTCACGATTGCCTCGACGGTCTCAGGCGAGCTTGCCGTGGGCGATATTTTGATAGGCGCGGGAGTCGATGGCCCGGCTACTATCACGTCGTTCGGCACTTACACGGTATTGCTCGGCACGGGTACTGTGAACGTCTCGACCTCGGCCACTGTCTCGCTTGGCGCCGTCGATGTGGCCGGACAGGCGACTTGCACTTACGACGCGCTGCGTGATGCATTCGTGATTGCCGATGGCTCGGGCGCGACCGGCACGACCTCAACGATTGGCTTTGCCACCGCCGGCTCGTTCGCGAACGGTCTGAACCTCACCGCCGCGACCGGCGCCGTGACCTCGCAGGGTGCGGCAGCGCCGACGCCCGCGGCCATCATGGGCACTGTGGTTGCAGCGACGCAGAATTGGGCGACGTTCCTGACCGTTACCGAACAGTCGCTTTCCAACAAGGAAGCATTCGCGGCATGGGTCCAAACGACCAACAACCGCTATCTGTATGTGTGCCAAGATTCCGACCAATCGCCCACGACCTCGGACGATGCCACGGGTTCGTTCGGCAACATCGTGAATGCAGCCAACGATACCGGCATCATGCCCGTGTTCGATATTAGCGGGACCGGCGTCATTGCCGCGTTCCAAACGGCTATCGCCGCGAGCATCAATTTCAATCAGGCGAACGGCCGCACTGTCGCCGCGTTCCGTGGGCAGGCCGGACTCACCGCGCAAGTCACGAGCGAAACCGTGGCAAACAACCTGATTGCCAACGGGTACAATTTCTACGGCGCGTATGCGACGGCCAATCAGCAGTTCATCGAAAACCAGCCCGGTCAAATCTCGGGGCCGTTCAAGTGGTTCGATACCTACATCAACCAAATCTATTTCAACGCGCAGTTCCAATTGGCGTTGATGACACTGTTGCAGACCGTCCCGGCCGTGCCGTATGTGACCCGTGGATACAACCTCATTCGTGCGGCGCTCCTCGGACCGATTCAGCAGATGGCGAATTTCGGCGCATTCGTGGCCGGCGTCACGTTGTCCACCGCGCAGTCGGCCGCACTCAACAACGCGACCAACGACCCGAACGCGACGGCCACGATTCAGAACACCGGATGGTATCTGCAAATCCTCGACCCGGGCGCCATCGTCCGCGGCAACCGCGGGTCGCCGGTCATCAATTTCTATTACACTGACGGCGGCAGCGTGCAGCAAATCAGCATGTCATCTGTTGACGTGCAGTAACGAGCGAGAGACCCATGGCAACGATTACCTCAATGAACTCGGAATTTACCATCACGATTCCCGACGTGTTCGACGGTCCCGTGATTCTGGAAGGCTACGCAGTGGACGACGCCTTTGACACGGCGAATGTCAAGCCGGCGGTTGCCAAGCAAGGCGTCGATGGCCGCAAGTCCTCGGGCAAGGTCCCGTATCTCGTGGTTATGAAAGTCCACTTGATGCCGGACTCTCCCGCGGTCGCGATTTTCGACCAATGGAACGGCGCCATTCAGGCGGCCGACGACGACCTACCGGCGCAGCAAGCGTCCATTTGGTCCCCGTCATTGGGCAAGGCTTGGGCGCTGTACAACGGCACCCTCACCGAGGCGAGCATCATTCCTAACGCCAAGCAAGTGTTCGAGGCGCAGGAATGGGAAATCACTTGGGAGGCTGTAGAAGTCTCCGCGATCTAATCCACACGGCGCCACCACGCCGAGGAGTTTGAACCATGCGCGAAACCCGCGTGACTATACCCGGCGTCAAGTCCGACAACGTTGGCGAACGGGACAACGGCAAAACTTTTGTCATCAAAGAAATGACCGCATACGCCGGCCAAGATTGGGCGTTGCGGCTCCTCTTGGCGCTGGCCGCCTCGGGCGTTCAGTTGCCTGAGGGAGCCTTGACGACTGGCATGGCGGGACTTGCACAGTTCGGCCTCACCGCCTTGCTACAGGCTCCCTACGCGGCGATAAAGCCCCTCCTTGACGAGTTGCTTGACCACGTGGGCTATGAGCACAAAGAGGGCCAGCCGTTGCAACGGGTGAAGCCTGACAGCGCCGGCAATTGCCCCGTGCGGGAAATCAAAACCTATCTCACCTTGTACAAGGCTGCGTTCTCCCATCAAATGGGTTTTTCCGCGGGCGCGGCGCCCCCGACTTAGGGCCGCCCGGCAAGCGCGCCGGCCGTGGGTTTGCGCAGTACGTCAATCTTCCCCCGCTGATAGGCATGGTGGTATCATCGGGGCGCGCGACCCTGTATGAGTTGCAGTCGGCATACGGCGTGCGCGATTTATTCGACTTGGTTGAGGTTATCACCGTCGATGCGTTCAATACCCGACGCGCGAACGAGACGGATTGATGGCAACCGTAATTGACAGCCTAGTCGTTCTACTCGGTCTCGACGCCTCGAACTATAAGAAAGGGCGCGAGCAAGCCGAAAAAGAAACGAGCGAGACGGCCCGCAAGGTCAAAGCATCGTCCGAGGATTTAACCAAGTCCTTGCTCGACGTAGGTAAAACCGTGGCCGGGTTGTTCCTCGGGTTCGAGTCGGCCACGGGATTCGCCAAGTGGCTCGGCGCGCTGAACTCGGGCGAGGCTCAGTTGGGTCGCACGGCCAACCAAATCGGCATGAGCGCCCACGAACTGAACAAGTGGGGCAATGCCGCGGTCCTAGCCGGGCAAAGCGCTGAGGGCGTCCAAAGCGATTTCGCGAAGCTCACCAACGATTTCTCGAACCTCACCGCCGGCATCGCGGGTCCTACGGCGCTCCTCAACATCCTCAGCCAAGTCGGCGTCAACGTGCGCGACTCGAACGGACAGTTACGGAATCAAGGCGCGATATTCGAGGAATTGGCGGACAAGACCGCTCAATATGGCGAGCAATACCAGACGGCACTATTTCGCCAAGCCGGGCTCGACGAGGGACACATCAAGTACCTCATTGAGACGCGGCAAGAGCGCGAACAGCAATTGCGGCTGTCCGAGCAAAACAACGCCGTCAACGAGGCGAGCGTCAAGCAGGCGCAGGAACTTCAAGAGTATTGGCGCGCGGTGGGACTGCACATTCAGGCTGCCGGGCAGATGATATTGACGGCCGTCACTCCCGCGCTCAAGCAGTTGTTCTCCGTGTTCGGGGAAATCAATTTGCAGAGCGACGAGTTTTCCACGGGGCTCAAGCTCATCGGGTCCGCGGCCATTGCCATCAAGCGCATTTTCGTGGGCGTGGGCGATTCGGTTGGTGGAGCCGCTGCCGCAATAGGAGCCGCGCTGCACGGCGATTTCAAGGGCGCGGCGGCCATCCTCAACGACCAATCCGCGCGTAGCAAGGCGGCCGACATACAGGCTGACGCTGACATTGCCAAGCTGTGGGCGACACAGACCGCAGCGCAGTCCGGCAACGTTGTGACCTCGGCCACAGGTACGGACCAATCGGGCACCGATGGTTACGTGGGACCCAAGGCGGGCAGTCTCGCCGCGCGAAACAACAATCCCGGGAACATCCAAGACAGGTTCGGCAACAAACGCAAGTATGCATCGTTTGCCGAGGGCAAGGCTGCGCTAGAGGGGGACTTGGCCGCCAAAATTGGCCGCGGGCTGACCTCGGTTGACGCGCTCATCAACGCCTATGAGGGCGGCGACACCAAGAACAACAACATTCCTGCGTATCAAGCCTACGTCAAAAACGCGCTCGGTCACGAGGAAGTGGGCAAGGGCGACATTGCCAAGCTCACGCAAATCATCACGGATTACGAGTCGGGCAATACCCGCCGTTCGCAGAGTTCCCGCGGGAACTCGGGCGGTGCGACGACTACCGTGGACATCGACACTATCAACATCAATGCGCCGCAAGCTGACCCGCGCCATGTGGCCGAGCAATTGCCGGCGGCCATCAATCGCAAGCTCTCGGTCACTCAAGCCGATACGGGGCAATCATGAGTGCCGCTATCATTACTCAAGGATGGGGCGCCGGGCTCGGCATCGCCATTACGGTCGCCACGCCACCGTTCCCGAACGTGCCGGCACTTCCGGGCGTGCCGCAGTTGGCGCGCTCGTTGCTGTTCCCCGCATTGCTCGCGCCGACGATTGCAACGCCGTCCACGGTGTCCGCCATCTGGCAGTCAACGCAGTCTCAGATTGTGTGGGGTGTCTATGACGAGAACGACGATTTGGCGGTTACGGCCGACTCGGTGATGGACATGGGTTGGCGCCAAGAGAATCGCATTGGAAATTTCCCTATCCAGCAAGGTCAGTTCGCGACGTACAACCGCGTGGGTTTGCCCTATGAGTGCTCAATTGTTTTGACGAAAGGCGGCACGCTCGCGGACCGCACGACGTTCCTGCAAGAGGTTGACGCGGTGATTGCTCAGAGCAACATTGCGCTCTACACCGTCCGCACGCCGGAAAAGACGTACAAGAACATGAGCGCGACGCGAGCCGAACTTGCCCGGCGCGGCACCGAGAACCACGCCTATTTCGACGTTGAGTTGTTTTTCATTCAGATTAACCCCGTGCCAGTGCAGTACGGACAGGCGACCACGAGTACCGACTTGTCGAACTCAAGCGTGCCCTCGGCGGTCCCGACCACGAATCAGGCATTGAGTTTGCCCACGACTCCAAGCCCTCAGATTTCGACGGCTGCGGCGCAAGCGCTCGCGAACCCGAACGATGAGGTTGCGTTTTTGAAATGGTTGGCCCAATAGGTTTAGCCCCATGTTGCAAGTCCCACTCAGCGCAGTTCCATCGCAGACGCTAAGCATAGTTCTCGACGGTCAGAGTTGCCAAATTGCGGTGTATCAAAAGCAACCGACTGTCGATGAGTACGGAGTAGCCGCGGGGCTTTTCTTTGACCTCACTGTCAACGGCACGCCGATATTAAACACATCGCGTTGCCTCGACAGGACACGGTTGTTGCTTGACCGTGAATACTTGGGCGTGTCGGGAGACTTCATGTTTCTCGACACACTCGCCACGCAGGGAGGTCCGCCAACGTTCAACGGGACGCCGCCGTACTACACCGGCCTCAACTCGCAATATGTGTTGCTCTATATCGAGCAATCGGATTTGACGGCGATTTATGGCTAGCAGTTACACAGTCAAAAATATCCGGGTGACATTCACGCTGACGAACAGCAATGCAGTGTTTCCCGGGACCAACTCGAACACGCTGCAAGTGTCGGGACTGCGCATGTCCGCTGTGGTCAAGCAATCGGGAATCCCCGCATTCCCCGAGGCAACGTTGCGCATCTATGGAATGCGGCAAGCTGATATGAACGCCCTTGCTCGTGTGCAGACCGACAGCGGCAAACCACAGTACACTCGCAACACCATGCAGATTGAGGCTGACTCGGGCTCGGGATTCGTCTATATTTTCTCGGGCCAAATCATTCAAAGCGGCCCGGAATATTCCGAGTCGCCCGACGTGTACTTGATGGTTCACGGGCAGAATGGCGGGTATGAGCAATTGACGCCAGCGCAACCGACAGCCTTTCCCGGCATCGCGCAGTGGTCTGACATCATCGGCAGCATTGCATCAAAGCTGTCGTTTACGTTCGAGAACGATGGCGTGACCGGCTCGACTACCAACGCTTATTTCTCGGGAACGCTCATGTCGCAGCTACGACAGGCGGTGCGGGCCGCGGGCGCGTATCTCGCTGTGGACCCGGGCGAAACCTCGTCCATTATCATCACGCCGGCCGGCATGGCGCGCACGACGATTCAACCGTTTTTGCTGACGCCGCAATCCGGTCTCGTGGGCTACCCGCAAGTGCTCGGCAATGGATACCTCAACGTGCGCTCGGTGTTTAACCCGGCGCTGCGCCTCTTGGGACCGCTCACAATTCAGGGCAGTGACGTTGTGATTGACCAAAACATAGGTACGCAAGCCGGCACGCAAGCGACGCTCAACAGTTCAGCGAATGGCAATTGGGCCATCGGTCCCCTCGTCCACACTATCGAATGCCAAAAGCCCGGCGGTGCGTGGTTCACTGACATGAAATTATGGCCGCCCGGCGCGCTTCCGGCGGTGCAGTCATGACCGCCGCAGTTGGTCAAGCTACGCCGTTTTCGGACGCGAGCGATTACAACGCGCTAGAGTTTCAGATTCAGCGCGTGTTGGATGACGTTCAGACGATGAGTGTGGTGGAAGTGCTCGCCGTCGATACGGGAGCCATGACCGTCGATGTTGTCGTGCTCGTCAACCTACTGTCCGGCGCAGGCATCTCTATTCCACACGGGCGCCTCGGCGGTCGGCCATACTTCCGATTGCAGGGCGGCACCAACGGTATCATCTGCGACCCGGCCGTGGGCGACATTGGCACCATGATTTTCGCCTCACGCGATATAAGCGCCGTGATTTCCGCCAAGGCTGCGGCGAACCCTGCGAGCGGCCGGCGATTCTCGTGGTCTGACGGCGTATACATCGGCGGCATTCTGAACACCCCGCCCACACAGTACATCAAATTTCTAACCGGCGGCGGGGGCATCAACATTGTGTCGCCGGGCACGGTGGCGATTCAGGCGCCAGCGACGACGAACAGCGGCACGTTGAATGTCACCGGCAACACGACGCTGCAAGCAGCCCTCGCGGTTACGGGAGCATCCACGCTATCGGGCGGTCTCACCACGACAACCATTGCTGGCGCGTCAGCAGTGTTCTCGGGCAGCGTCACCGCGTCGAGCTTCATAGGCGGTGGGGGCGGGGGCGGCGGCACAGTCACGAGCGTTGCGACCGGCACAGGTTTGACCGGCGGCCCCATCACGACGAGCGGCACCATTGCCTTGAGTAGCGCGTCCATCGCCGCTCTCGCGCTCGCTGTGACCGCGCTGCAAACTGTGACCGCGGGCACCGGGATAAGCGTCACGGGCGGCGGCACCACGGTAAACATCGCCAATACGGCGGTCACGCCGGGCAGTTACACCAGTGCCAACATTACCGTCAACGCACAAGGGCAAGTCACCGCTGCCTCGAATGGCTCGGGCGGTGGCTCAACTGTGTTCAATGTAACTCCCGACATGCACCCTGCGACGCCAACGGGAGTCGGAATAGGGCCGAATGATGAGTTTGAATATGGCACAGTGCTCGATACAACTGGTGCCCGATACTCAGGGGCGACTGCGTGGACCGGCTACAATTTGGGAGCGACGGCAACTCCGACTCTGAATGGTCAAGGCGCAATGAACGTCGCTATTCCAAATTCATTTGTCACAATTTCGCAGTACACTCAGCCTGCGCCCGCGTCCGGTAATTGGACGTATCAAATGAAAATAGTATCATACTTTCCCTACACTCAAGGATCGGTGTTATTTGGTTTTGTCATTAGCAACGGTACGAACGGTAAGCTGTCAGTGTGGGGCATAGCATCTGGATATTGGACGGTGCAGCATTACACGAACAACACGACGTTTTCGGCAACGGCTTACTCAGCCTCCGGGACGCCGGGCTATACCACGTCAGGCAATGCGGGCACAGCTAACCCGCCGCTCGGTCCATTTTTTGCGCAGCCGCTATACCTGCAAGTCGATTACGATGGCACGCACATAAACTATAGATACAGCTTTAGCGGACACATAGGGACTTTTGTGACCATCTATCAGGAATTGCCGGCTACTTTCATAGGCGCAGTTCCGACTCTGATTGGTTTTTGTTGGGAAGGTGTGACGGCAGGGGCCTCGACTGCTATTGTAGACTGGTTTAGGAGGATTGCTTAATGACCGCACCTTATTCGACACTGTTGCTCGACGTAGGCACTTGGGACCTTACCCTTGATGCCAACGGCAACATCGCCCTCGCCACGCCACCCTATGCGGTTGCGCAGGATGTGGCGTGCGCGTGTCGCACAGTGCTCGGTGAGGTCTATTATGATACGAGCTTGGGGGTGGATTACTTCGGCCTGATATTCGGACAGACCCCGCCGGCTTCCGTGTTCCAAGAGCAATTCGTTGAAGCATCCTTGACCGTGCCTAGTGTGGCGACGGCGGTTTGCACGCTAGACAATTTCGACTCAGTGAGCCGATTGGCGAAAGGGCAAGTGACATTCACGACGAGCAACGGACAGACGCAAGCAGTGAGCATCTAATCATGGCAAATACGACCAACGTTCCAACGCCGCAGTTTACCCCGACAGGGTTGGTGATACCGACTGAGGCCGCGATTCTCGCAGGCGTACAGGCAGATTTTAACGCCGCGTTCGGTGGCAATTTAAATCCTGCGCTCAACAGCCCACAGGGGCAACTCGTGTCGAGCTTGACCGCGATGATTGCGAACGCCAACACAGTATTTGCGACGTTCGTCAATCAGGTTGACCCTGACCAAAACACCGGATTCATGCAAGATGCCGTCGCGCGTTTTTACTTTCTGAACCGTAATCCCGCCGTGCCCACGACGGTCAATTGCCTGTGCGTTGGAACCTTTGGCACGCCTATTCCGGTCGGCGCGCTCGTACAAGATACGAGCGGCAATGTGTACATTTGTTCGCAGTCCGGCACCATTCCTATCGGCGGCAGCATCACTCTGCCGTTCGCGAACGTCGTGGCCGGCCCAACGCCGTGCCCGGCCAATACCGTCACTATTATCTATCAGGCTATTAACGGGTGGGAATCGGTCAACAACGTCTCGCCGGGCGTCATTGGCGCCGCAGTTGAGACGCCGGCCGCGTTCGAGTACCGCCGCGAACAATCTGTGGGCTTGAATGCGCAGGGTTCATTGCCTGCGATCTATGCCGCGTGTTTCTCAACGACCGATGTCATTGACGTGTTCGTCACTCAGAACAACACGGACGCCACAATATCAGGCGCCATCAATGGCAACCCTAATTCAACCTCGTTCCCTGTGGCGCCGCGCTCGGTGTACATCGCGGTCAGCGGTGGCGCAGCGGCGTCGGTAGCAGCGGCCATTTGGGCAGCGACCAACGTGGGCGTCAGCTATCAGCCAAATTTCACCGGCACCGGCTCGCAGTCGGGGACGACAGTCACGATTGCCACGACGACCGCCAACGGTAACAGCAACAACTACATCTCGATTGGCATGACCTTGAACGGCGCAGGCGTTGAGCCCAATAGCATCGTCACTGCGTTCGGAACCTACACGCACGCGCTCGGCCATGGCACTCTCACCGTGAGCACCACAGGCACCGTGTCGTCGGGGATAGTGACGGGCGCGCAGCAAGGCACGGCCGGCGCAACTCTTGTGAGTGAGACAGTGACCGACCCGAGTGGCTATAATCCGCCCGTGCCGTCCTACGTGGTCAATTACATCAACCCGGCGCAGACGCCTGTGTATTTCCAAGTGACGCTCGCCGCCTCGTCGCTGTTGCCGGCGAACATCGTGACTCTCGTTCAGCAAGCCATCGTCGCGCAGTTCACGGGGCAGACGCAGGGCAGTTTGCGCGAGCGCACCGCGTCTCAAATTTTGGCATCACGCTACTATGCGCCCGTGCAGGCAATCGGTAATGAGGTTTCAATTCTCACGATATTCGTGGGGTTCTCGTCCAATCCGTCTAGCGGGTCGAACGTGCAGATGGGTATTGACCAAGAGCCGACGATTGCGGCAGCCAACATCAACGTCATAACTTAAAACAGCCATAACAGCCATGACCGTTTTAACAGACAATTTTGCATCGAACACCGGGCAGCTTACCCAATACTCGCCGGCTACGTGGGCCGCTGCGAGTGGTTCGTTTCTCATCGCTGGCAATCAACTAACGTTGACGGCGGTGACAGCGGGCGGCACCGTGACCGGCCTCACAGTTGGTGAGAACGCTTGGGCCATCTCAAGCCCGAGTGTCACAGTGACGGCAGCGATGGGCTCGCCCACGTGGACAGTGCTTACTAACGGTCAAGCCAATTTCGGCGTCGGCATCGTCAAGGATGCGAACAACGCATTGTTCTTTGAACTTGGCCCGCAAACGTCTGCAACCACTTTGACGATGTACTTGGTGATATGGGTTTCCGGCACGCTGGCAACGGTTGCCTCTACATCTATCAATACGGGCGGTGCGCTACCCGACGCCATTGGAATCGGTCTCGTCAACAACATCGTCACCGCTTACTTGTCGTTCGGCGGCGTGTGGCAGTTGGTTGCGCCTGCCTCGGGATGGGGAACCGCCGGCAGCATTGACGTTTCCTCGCATTACGATTTCACTGCGGGCGGCGCGCTGACCGGATGGAATCCGGGTCTCATTTGGGGACAAGTGCAGCACTCGCCCTCTCTGAACATTGCCGCCTCGCAGATTCAATATACCGCGCCATTCGTGAGCCCCGTCACAACGGCGAGTGTCCCGAACGTCATGGGCGATACGCTGGCTGCCGCGACAACGGCGATTACCGGCGCGGGTTTCACCGTAGGCACTGTCACGGATGTCCCAAGTCTCTCGACGCCGGGCACCGTCATATTGCAGGCGCCGGGCGGCGGCGCAAGTGCAACGATTGGCTCAGCCATCGACTTACAAATTGCAGTGCCGACCACATCGACGACCGTTCCGAATGTCGTGAATCTCGCGATTGGACTTGTGCCCGACATTCTGATTGCGGCCAATCTCGTGAGCGGGGCAGTGACTTACGCGCCGAGTGGCACCGTCATTGCCGGCAATGTCATATCGCAGAGCCCCGCTGCGGGCACAACGGTTATTGAAGGAAGTCCGGTTAGCATTGTTGTGTCGCAGGGCTTGCCGCCGCTGACGGTCCCCGATCTATTCGGCCTCACGCAAGAGGACGCGACCAATCTACTACTCTCGCTCGGCCTAACGCCGGGCGCGGTGGGGTTCGCACCGTCCAAGATTTTTCCAGCTAATGAGGTCATGACCCAAAACCCGAGCGCCGGACAACTCATTGCGCCGGGCAATATCGTATCATTCGTGATTTCCACGGGGTTCCCCGCGGCATCCAATCTCTTTGATGCGGAACAGACAGTCATTTCACAGTTCGCCAACTCACCGACGCTCATGCAGTTGGTGCAGAACATGAATCAATACATTGACCAATCTGCGAACTTCGCGGCGTTTTACAACTATGTGTGGAACATCAATTCCGCGCAAGGATTTGGTCTCGATATTCTCGGGCGCATCGTCGGCGTCGGCCGCCTCTTGCAGATTTCGACAACGAGTGATTATGTGGGTTTTTACATCGCAAGCGAGTCGCAGCCTGACCAAGATTGGCAGCCGATGGGCAGTGACCAACCGCCACAACCCGCGGTCGGCGGCCAGATGTATACGGGCTACAATGCGACACAAGCGTACTTGCTGCCGGACGATGCCTACCGGCAACTCATCCTCGCCAAGGCGTTCGCGAATATTTGCGCGACGACTGCCCCCGCCATCAATCAGATTTTGCAAAATCTGTACGGCACGGGAACCGCGTGGGTCCTCAATGTGAGCCCCATGGCAATCTCATATAACCTTACTTTTCAACCGACTCCGATTCAGCTTGCAATTCTGGAACAGTCGGGGGTCATCCCGACGCCGCCGGGCGTCACCGTGACAGTCAACGCAAACGTCTGATAGGATAGGATTATGTCAAGCTCACTCATTGCCCCTTACCTGATTTACCAGCCGTTTGGCGTTGATGCGTCGAACCCGACGTATATCAATCTGCCTATCCCGCAGCCGGACCAAACCGGCATCACGATAAATGCGGCATCGTTCACGACCGGGTTTCCGCCGAACACCATGACACCGGAAGTGTCGGGCGGCCTGCCTTTCTTTGGGCAGGACATGAACGGCATTCTGTACATGATTACGGCCTACTGCGCGAACTTCGCCGCGGGTGCGCTCTCATCGTACAACGCCACGCTGTCCTCGAATCTGAGCGGCTATCCCGTGGGCGTCATTCTTGTGAACGCTAACGGCAACGGCCTGTGGTTCAACCAAGTGAGCGGCAACACCACAGACCCGGACACGGGCGGCGCGGGTTGGCTCCCGGTCGGCGGCGTCGGTGCGACCTCGGTGGCGCTCGCGGGCTCGAACGTCACGTTGAGCGCGCTGCAATCGGCATTGCCGTTCCTGTCATTCACGGGTACTCTCTCGGCCAACATCAATGTCATTCTGCCGGCGAACGCCGGGCAGCAATGGGTTGCCTCGAACGCCTGCACAGGCGCCTTTACCGTGACCCTCAAGACGGCCTCGGGCACTGGCGTTGGGGTTCCCGCAACTGGCGCGAGCGCGCCGACCTCGCTGTATTGCGATGGCACGAACATACAGAACACGGGGGTATCGACCGCGGGCTTGGCTCCGATCAACTCGCCCGCGCTGACAGGCACGCCTACAGCACCGACCGCGAGCCCCGCGACAACCAACACGACGCAGATTGCAACGACGGCGTTTGTGCAAGCAGCACTCACGGCTGCGCTGTCCATCTATGCCAAGCTCGCATCGCCGGTTTTCTCGGGCTCACCGACCGCGCCCACTCCCCCGCTCACTGACTCCTCGTTGCGGCTCGCCACCACGGCGTTCGTGCAAAACTTGCTTGGCGTGTCCGGCATCGTCGGAGCGGTCAACGGCGGCATCAATTTTCTGTTCGCTGGCGTCAGCATTCAATTCCGTTGGGGCCAAGTCTCACAGACGGTGGCCGGCGTGCAAGCGCATTCATTCTCAACCCCGTTCACCACTGGTTGCTACGTGGTGTTGCCGGTCGTCGCCTCGTCCACGGGCGTCGAATTTTTTACGGTCACGACCCCGGCGCCGACCGCCTCGGGTTGGAATCAGTACAGCAACAACACCACGACCATCAACTATTTCGCAGTAGGGCATTAGCCATGTCGGAAGTTTCCAACGCGGACATTTACAACGTCCTCATCAACATGCGCGGCGACATCGGCCGCCTTGAGGGCAAGGTTGACAGCCAAAAAGAGGTTCTTGTTGCGCACATCAAGGACGATGAGACGCACCAAGCCGAACTCTATGGCTCCGTCCGCAAGCTCGAAATGGCCGGCGCTCGCCAACGCGGATTCGTGGCCGCCATCTCGACAGTCGGCGCCGTCATTGGCGCAGGGTTCGGAGCCGTGGTCGATTATATCGCGCGCGGGCATCACTAGTGATTTCGGCCGGACTCATCACATTCGTCAAGCTCCGCGAGGGGCGCGCCAAGGACAACGGCGACGGGACGGTGACGGCCTATTGGGATGCCGCCGGGAAGGTATGGACAATCGGCTACGGAACGACAGGCACCGGAATCACACAAGGGACCGTGTGGACGTATGCCCAATGCGACGCGGCCCTTGTAGCCCGTCTCAGCGCGGCACAGGCCCAATTGTTGGCGCTCTCCCCGGGTCTCGCGAATGACCCCCAAGGGGATATAGACGCGCTCACCGATTTCGTTTACAACGAGGGCTCGGGCAACTACGCCGGCTCGACGGTTCGCAAGTGCGTTGCAGCGAACGATTGGGCCGGGGTCAAGACTCATTTGCTCGACTGGGAATTTGCCGGCGGCAAGCGCCTTGCGGGGCTCATCACCCGTCGCGAGGGCGAGGCCGCCATGATACAATCCCCCTGATTTACCATAGGAGTATCTACCATGCTAAGCGTATCCCCGCCTCGAAAAACGGCTGAGCAATACGCCGAGGGCGCTGTAAAAGATGTGACCGCGGTTGCCGCGACGGCGAAAACCGACGTGCAAAAAGCCGAGGCCGCAGTGGTCAAGGCCGACAATTGGTTGGTGTCGTTCATCACGAACAACGCCAAGAAAATCGCAGTGGGCGTGCTCGTCGCGGCCGGCTTGGCCGTGTGGCATTTCATCTAAGTGCGGTTCATTGATTGGTACATAGCCGCTCACGTGGGCCTAGCGGAACTCGCGTTACTCACGTTGGCGTTTATGCACCCGGACCCGACGATAGTGGGAGCCATCTGCATGGCGATTCCTGCGATACTCGGGCTCTACCATTGGTTCACGCTTCGCGACGCCAAAACCCCGGACGCCTAACATGCTCGCATTACTCAAGCTCATTCCCGGCTCTGACATTTTCTATGCAACGATAATCGGTCTAGTCCTGATTGTTGGCGGCGGTGCATGGGTTCACCATGACCACGTTGAGCAAGCTAAGGGCGCGGCCATTGTGACGGCGCAGGACACCAAACTTGCAACCGTCACCAAGCAGCGCGACGATGCGCTTGCGCTCGCAGCTTCCCACGACCTCGACGAAATTGGAGTTACCTACCATGAGAAACTTGCTGTTCCCGCTGTTGCTAATACTGGCATCGTGTGCCGCAACGCCGCCGTGCCGACCTTACGTAGTGCAGCTACCGCCCCCGCCCAAAGTGAACCCGTCGTTGATGCAGGCGCCGTGCTACCAAGCACAGGGGGTTTTGACCCTAGCGGGCCAACCCTTACAGCCCTGCGCGACGCTGACGACCAAGTAATAGGGCTGCAAGCCACGGTCGCGCGACTGACAAAGTACATTGCCGACCTTGGCGTGCCACCGGCTCCCGCTCACTAGTCGAACTTGCCGTAGCGTCCGCCGCGCCATCCGCCTTTTGCTCTGATAGGCCAGCCGGCGAACTCCTCGGACTGCTTGCACATAAGGGTCTCGAACTCCTCAATGGAGCCGAGGCCCTTTTCAATTTCTGCACACGGCTCGTCATGTGTGTGCATCACGATTTTATAGCCGGCGCGCTCGCAATTGAGCATACCCGTTGCGTGGATATGGCGAGCGACGTGTTGCACGGCGTTCTCAAAGATGAGCCCGCCATAGAGCTTCATCCGTATCCAACCTACCGGGCCTTTCTTGGGGTTGGTGTTGTACCCCATGAACGATAGTTCAAGCTCCCACGGTTGCGCGTAGGGCCGCGTCGAGGTCACGAGGTGAGGGTTGTGATAGGTGAGGAGGCCGCCGCCGGGGCAGCGCATGTACAGCACATCGCCGGACATTTGCAAAACGATAGTCTTGGCCGCGTTGCCGTAGAACGCTTGTCCGGGATTCTGCACGGCCGCAATTGCTGCACCCTCAAGGCCGAACAGTTGTTGGTACGGCGTCTTGTTCCAATCGAATGCATCGCGGGTTTGGCCGCCCCACGTCTCGACGTAGTTGGGCGAGCGGGCACGTAGCGCTAGGATGGCCGATTTAATCTCGGGGTCTGTCAAAAATTCATCGGCACCAAACGATTTCCACGCACCAATCCAACCGCCAAAGAACGACCCGAGCACGGCGAACTTGCCAATTTTGTTGCGCATCGGGTGATGCTTGCCGCCCACAATACCGATGAGTTTTCCGTTGGCGTCGTACTCTGCCTTGCCGCCCGTGTCGAGGCGATGCTTGACGAACTCGTCAAAGGGAATGCCAGTGATGGTTGCAGCGGTTGCCTCGTACATCATCCCGTGGGTATGGTAGACATCCAAAACCCATTGCTCGCCCGCGAGCGCGGCGCCCACGACGTTCTCAATACCCGTGAAG